GGCAAACAATAACATCGGTTTAATTAAGGAAAACCATGACTACTATCACTTGGATTATTGAATGGATGAACGCATCCACCACCGAAATCAACGGCTACACTGAAGTTGTTTTGACTGCTGGCTGGCGCTGTAATGGCACAGACGGCGCTTATAGCGCAACGGTATATGACACAGTATCATTTCCCGAACCTGAAGTAAACGGTGCATTCACACCGTATGCTCAATTAACCCAAGATCAAGTTTTAGGATGGGCGTGGAACAATGGTGTGGACAAAACTTCAGCAGAAGCTAACATTGCTGGTCAATTGGCTTATCAAATTAACCCGCCCGTTATCACCCCTCCCCTCCCTTGGTAAGGATACAAAAATGACTGTTAACATTTCTTCATTTGCTGGCGCAGGTTGGCAGTTATTTAACAATAACGGCGTTCCTCTGGCTGGTGGATTGATTTATTCGTATGTCGCGGGAACTACTACCGCCCAAACGACATACACATCATCAACCGGAACTGTCGCCAACTCCAATCCAATTATTCTGGATTCTGCTGGTCGTGTTCCAAATGAAATTTGGTTAACGGCAGGCGCTGCTTACAAATTTGTTGTTAAAGACGCATCAGGAACTCAATTGGGTTCCTATGATTATATTTCTGGCATCAACGACAATTCTGCTGTATCCGCTCAAATTGCGGCTTTGGCGGCTTCTTACGCTGCTGCCACAGGTTCTAATTTGATTGGTTTTCTTCAGCAAGGAACAGGCGCTGTATCCACTACTGTTCAAACCAAACTGCGTGAAAGCATTTCTGTCAAAGACTTTGGTGCAGTTGGTGACGGTACTACAAACGACACAACTGCCATTCAGAACGCTTTGACAGCAGCGGCAGGCAAATCTCTGTACATTCCAGCGGGTACATATCTTTGCAACCAAATCGTTGTCTCTAGTGGTACGTTTGTTTATGGTGATTCACCATCTACAACAATCATCAAAGCCGCAAATACATTAGGTTCTAGCGCACCGCTGTTCAGGAACTACACTCAAAATAGTGCGCCCAATGTTTACACTGACACGGGCATCAGTATTGAAAACATCAGATTTGATGGAAACAACTTAGGCACACGAACAGCCCCACTATTGGATTTTGTCAAGGTTCAGCACCTTAAAATTACAAATTGCCAAATTTACAATGTCCAATACATTGGCGCAGCGTTGAGTGGTTGTTTGTATACGACTGTGTTTAACAGTTCTTTTGCTCTTTGCGGCAATCAAACCGTAAGCGCTGAAGGTGGGCCTGCGTTGTTCATTGGCAATTCTTTTGCTGATGGCACTCCATCTTACGATGTCAACGTCACAAATTGTAATTTTATAGGTAACAATTGGGCTGGTATTTACGCAACTGCTGACCGAACCATAATCTCTGGAAATTACTTTCAAGGCAACAAAGAGTCTGGCATTTTTCTAACTGGTAATGTTTGCGTTATTACAGGGAATTGGATCAGCGATGTTACTAGAAAATACATCTCTGCATCGGGCATTGAGGCTGGTGGGGATCAACTGACCATCACTGGCAACTTTATTGCTAACGTACAAGCTGACTGCATCTCACTGACAGACACTCAATTTGCCACTGTTACAGGCAATTCATTGATAAACCCAAGGGGTGATGCTTCATATTACGCGCAAGGTAGTTGCATTGGTTTTAATACGCTGACTGCAAGCCCAGGTAATACGCGAAACGTTTTGATCGTTGGCAACAACATGGCCTCGCCATCAAACAACGCTTACGCTGCGGTTCGTTTTTACGGGACTACTTCGCCACCTGAGTACATCACTGTTAGCGACAACCAAATGAACCAAAATTCTTGGTCATCAGGTCAAGCAATTGTGGTTCCTTCAAACCAAGCCTCAATTACAAATGTCTACCGCGACAACATTGGTGCATTTGATATTTTTGACTACGGTGGTTATGTTTCTGGTCGCTACTATGCTGGTGAAGCTCTTTCGCCTGCTGCAAGTGGAACTATGGCGGTTTCTGCCAATACTTTGTACGCTACACCATTTGCTGTGCGTCAACAAAAACTGTGGAACAAAATTGCCATCAATGTGACTACGGCAGCAACCAGCACTTTTGCCTATCTTGGCATTTATCGCATGGAAAATGGCATCCCAACTACATTAATTTTGGACGCTGGCACAGTCAATTTAGACTCAACTGGCACAAAAGAAAACACCATTTCGCAAGTTTTGCCTGCTGGTATGTATGCCTTGGTTTTGCTTGCCAATAACGGTGGAGCAGTAGTTAAGGCAGGCACTTTGAGTGCGGCAGCGGTTGCAACAGTAGGCACATCTTCGATTGAAATAGCAGACACAATCATAAAAGGTTCAGCCACTTATGGTGCATTGCCAGGGACATTCCCAAGTGTCTCATACGGTACTGGCGATAGTGCTTTGTTTACTTTGCGTTGCTAAAGGTTAAATCATGAACTATGTTTGGGAAATCACTGATGCCCCATCTACGGATGGGCTAATCACTTCTGCAAGCTACTCAGTGACCTTGAATGATGACCAGTATTCTGTTTCCTCAGAAGGTCATTGGGTGTTTGACTGTCCAGTAATGCAAACGCCTTACGACCAAGTGACCAAAGAAATGATTGTTCAATGGATAGAAGATTCTTCTATCGTTGATAAGGTTAGTAGCATAAAATCAAACCTAGAAAAACAACTAAATGCGCTTAAAACACCTCAACGCACAGGGTTGCCGTGGATGCCAAAGACATTCACTGTTTAAGGATTAAAAAATGACAACGCCTTTAGACATCATTAGTCGCGCCCTTAAAGACATTGGCGCATTGGAGGCGGGTGAAGCTCCATCGGCTGACGCAGCGCAAGATGCGCTTGATATGCTCAATGATATGCTCGATCAATGGTCTAACGAAGACATGATCGTTTATAACTTTACAGAAATCATTTTTCCAATCATTCAAGGCCAAACGCAATACACAATTGGCCCTAACCCATCTACACAAAACTTTATTGGCGCATCTTTTACGGGATCCATTGCTGGTAACGTTTTAACCGTCAGCGGAATTACTTCCGGCGCTGTAGCTCAAGGCCAAACTTTGAGTGCGCCAGGCATAACGGCGGGAACAAAGATAACCCAATTTTTGACGGGTGCAGGTGGTAACGTAAACGAGCAAGGAACATACTTGCTAAACACCCAACAAACCGTAGCGTCTACAACTATTACGGCTTATTACCAAAAACCTTTAACCATCAATTCTGCTTTTGTGCGGATCAACACAACGTCTAACGGTCAGCCTATTTATGGTGGTGGCTTAGATTACCCTGTTTCCGTTCTATCGCTGCAAGAATATGAAATGATTGGTTTGAAGACGCTAAACGGCCCTTGGCCTAAAGCGCTTTACTTTAACCCAGGCGAAGATTCGGGTAACCTTTTTGTGTGGCCCAATCCTTCCCAGGGTGAAATGCACTTGTTTGCTGACACGTTATTTAGCCGATATGAAAGCCTCACAACTCTTGTTGTTTTGCCTCAAGGCTATTCAATGGCGGTACGTTGGTGTTTGGCTGAACGTTTGATGCCTATGTACGGCAAAGCCTCACAAACCCAAATTGCCATGATTATGAAGTTTGCTGCACAGGGTAAGGCCACATTGAAGCGTACGAACATGGGGCCGCAACAGGTCGCTCAGTATGCGGACGCGCTTTTGGTTGGTCGGGCAAAAGATGCTGGTTGGATTTTGTCCGGTGGCTTCCTACGTTAAGGACTCGATATGCCAGATTTCGGTTTTGTCGGAGCAAGTTACACAGCGCCCTCGATTTATCAAGACGCGCAAGAGTGCATTAACTTTTTTCCTGAGATTGATCCCACAAAGGGTCAAGGCGACAGGGGAATTGTTGCGCTTTATCCGACAGGCGGCTTGGTTACCAAAGCTCAACTGTATGCTGGTCAAGTTCGCGCTTTGCACACCATGTCTGGTGGTCAATACTTAATTGCTGTTTCAGATCGGTTTGTCTACAAAATTGACAACTCATTTACAGCGACTCAAATTGGAACACTCAGCACATCAACAGGTTATGTTGAGATTACCGACAACCAAACAACTGACAACGGCTTAACTGCGTACATTGTTGATGGTATAGCCCGATACACATGGGTTGCAAGCTCAAATACATTTGCAACTTTGCCTGCTTCTGATGGGCCTTGGACAGGAGCAAGTTTTTGTGATGTGGTAGATAACTACATCATTTACAACCAGCCTGATACCCAAAATTGGGCAGCCACTGACCTTGGATTAGCTGTCAGCACTACGGGTTATTACGGAACTAAAGACGGTGCGCCAGATAACTTGGTCGCTCTTATTGTGGATCACCGACAAGTTTATTTGTTGGGTGAAGTCACGACAGAGGTTTGGGTTGATGTAGGCAACCAAATCACTGGGATTATTAGTTTTCCTTTCCAGCGTATCTCCGGCACGACCATGCAACACGGATGTGCCGCCAAGGGGTCTATTGCTCGATTTGGCGAGAGTTTTGCATTTGTCTCTAAGGACACCAGGGGAACGGCAACTATTGGCGTAATGGCTGGATATACCTACCAAAAGATTTCTACTCATGCGGTTGAAAACACTTTGGCTGGAAAAGTTATTTCTGATGCTGTCGCCTATACCTATCGGGTAGAGGGTCATGAGTTCTATGTAGTCACATTTCCAAGCATTGACTTGACATGGGTTTATGACTTGGCAACTCAACAATGGCACAAATGGCTTTCATACTCAAATGGTGAATACCATCGCCATCGTTCTAACTGTGGTGCTTTCTTCAACAACATGAACATTGTTGGGGATTATGCAAACGGCAAGATTTACAGTGTTGAACGGGATGTGTACACCGAAGACGGAAACACAATCCGCAGACTACGCAGAGCGCCTCACCTTGTTGCAGATTTTCAACGTGAGTATTTTGACGAACTGCAAATCCAGTTTCAGCCAGGCGTGGGTATAGGCGGCTTCTCCGTCAAAAGTGGTGAAGTCATTTCCGATCCTTACTACATACCCTCTAACGGCACTTTAAAAATCGGTGCGGATTCTATTGTCTACATTGGCCCAATCAATACCTTGTACGTCGCTCCATCAGACGCAATCACCAATCCCGAGGCTATGCTTCGCTGGTCAAATGATGGCGGCTCTACTTGGTCAAACGAACATTGGGTAAGCATTGGACAGCAAGGCAAATACAAAAATCGTGCGATCTGGAGGCGTTTGGGCATGGCTCGGGATCGTATCTTTGAGGTGGCAATTAGCTCTCCAGTAAAAGCTGTGATTGTGTCGGCTAACTTGAAAAGCTCAGTTGGAGAAAATTGATGGCGGTCAATACCAATATCACTATTCCTCAGTCACCTTTTCTAGACCCGACTACAAACCGTCCAGCGCGTGAATGGCTGGTATGGTTGCAATACCCTAGTGTAGTCAGTATTAACCTTGCAAACGCCCTTCCTGTGACTTCTGGCGGTACTGGATCAACTGCTATCCCTGCCAATGGACAAACATTGATCGGTAATGGTTCTGTTTATGTAACAGCCAACATCACACCTGACACGGGAATTGGCATTACAAATGGGCCTGGCACGATCACCATCAAAAACACAGGCGTTACTTCATTCAATTCTGGCACAACAGGGTTAACACCTACTGGAAAAGCAACTGGTGACATAACTCTAGCTGGAACGCTGCAAGTTGGTAACGGTGGAACTGGTATCAGTGCTGTGCCAACAGGAAACTTGGTTTTTGGTAGTACGTCATCTAAATTGGCCTACGATACTGATCTTTATTGGAATAGCACCTCCAAGAATCTTCAGGTTGTTACAAATAATCCTAATTCCACGCGATCATTTTCTGCAATCAGCGCAACTGCTGGTTTAACTATGGGTGTGGACTCTGCCAACAACGGTTTTGTTTATTCTTTGACTAGTGAAGTTTTTTACACTGGCGGCACAGAATCCATGCGAATAGACCCATTAGGAAATGTCGGCATAAATTGGACAAGTCCTGACAGAATAGCCAGATTGACTGTCAACGGGAAAATTGCTGGTTTGGGTTCTGTTGGAATAGCAAAATCTAATTTTCTTGCAGTTGGCAACATAGCTGCAAACTCAACTAAAGTCGGATATACGTTCTATACAACATTTGGCACTGGTATTGATTACTCTCTTTACCGTTCAGCGGACATTATTTCAGGCTTTAACGGTGGAACATGGGGAACTGAATATCTTTCTTTTGGCGTAGGTTACAACGGGGCAAACAATGATGCCGGCAATCCAACTATTGAGAAAATGCGTATCAACGCCAATGGCGCGGTGTCGTTTGGCAATACGGGAACAAATTACGGGACTTACGGACAACTTTTGATGTCTGGTGGCAATGCTTCCCCTATTTGGCAACAAAGCCTTTACTTTGACACCTCCACAACTACGCTACAAAACGTCACATTAAGTTCGGGAACGTATCAATCATTTGTAGTGGTGAACCCTGGGGCGCTCACCGCTATGGGTGTGGACGCTTTTAACAATTCATTTCTTACCGCCCAAAATGACCTTTACATTGGTACTGGCGGCACAGCAAAACTGAGAATTACCTCTGACGGGGCTTTTTACTGGAATGGCACAATTGGTGCATCCGGTACATTTACAACGGCTAATGTGCCTCCAAAAACAGTGACCGTGACTTACGGCATCATTACCTCAATCGCATGAACCACATTGAACTTTTTGAACAAAACGATGGCAAAATTGAGACTGATCTGGGCATCGTTCATCACTTCTCAGACGGTCTTTATGCCAAACAGATGGTGATAAAAAAAGGCTTTATTGCTGGAATGCACTCTCATGTGTACAGCCATCTGTCTATCTTGGCTCAAGGTCGGGTCATTGTGAGGACAGATTTTGAGGAAAAAGAGTATAGCGCCCCTGCTTGTATTGAAATAAAATCAAGCATATTGCATTCCATTGAAGCGCTTGAAGATTGTCACTGGTTCTGCATTCACGCAACAAACGAAACTGATGTTTCCAAAGTTGATGAAATTTTAATTCAAAGGAAATGATATGCCAATAGGATGGGCGCTAGCCGGATCAGCCGTAGCGGGGTTGTTGGGCGCTAATATGCAAGCTAATGCCGCATCTAAAGCGGCGAATGCACAATCAGATGCTGCTCGATATGCGGCTGATCTTCAGCAAAAACAATTTAATTTAATCAATGAGCAACAAGCACCATATCGGCAAGCTGGTTACTCTGCTTTAAATGAAATTGGCAATCAAATGCCTTACTTTACCCATCAAGTTACGGCTGAAGATTTGAAGGCAATGCCAGGTTTTAGTTTTGGCTTGGAACAAGGTGTCGGTGCTAATAAGCAACAAATGAACGTAGGCGGTGGTGGAAGCAACATTACCCGTGGCGCTCAAAAGTTTGCTGAAGACTACGCCACAAATGTTGGACTGCCTCAGTATATTAGCCAACGTCAAGGCATCTACAACACCTTGGCTGGAATTGCAGGTATTGGTCAAACCGGACAAACGCAAGTCAACCAAGCGGGTATGAACACGGCTTCTAACATTGGCGCATCTAATGTTGCGGCTGCGGGGTATCAGGGTGCTGGTCAAGTGGCTGGTGCTAACGCATACAGTACTGCTGTGAGTAACCTTGGCAACGCTGGTTATATGTATAACTTATTAAGGCCTGGAAGTAACACTCCTTCTGGTTATGGTAATGTTGTTCCAACTGATTACATGAGTAACATGGGGTAAAAAATGGCTGACTTAACATTTGCCCCTGCTGCGGCTGCTGGTATCAAGCCAGTTCCACAAACAAGTATTGCTGATATGTTGGGAATGGCGCGAGGCGTTCAAGAATATCAACAAGCACAACAAATGAACCCTTTGGCGGTTCAGCAGCAACAACAACAATTGCGTCAGCAACAACAGACGTATGAACAAGGCGAAAGAATAAATCCAGAATTGTTCCAGCAGGCTCAACAAACTTCACGCACAGGTGAAATTGCTTTGGGCGTTGAGGAACAAAAAAACAAAGAACGCAACAATATGCAAACGTTCTTTGCTGACCCAAATAATTTTCAAACTAATGGTCGTATTGATTTGGACAAAATCAATGCAGCCGTGCCTAAAATTGCGCCTTTAACTGGGCCTGATTATGTTTCCAAAATCACAACTTTGGGCACGGCGCAAACCGAAGGTTTAAGAGCCAAACAAAATCTTACGCAAGATATGCGTTCTATTGTTTCGTCAACTTTAGGGCTACTTGGTCGAGCAGGTGTAAATGACCCAAAAATCATCAGTTCTGAGTTACAAAATCT